GCTCTTCCGATCTGCACCCCGCCCTAACTATATGTTGGTACAGTTATGGATACTTATCGTAATCCGCAACGCCTTAATTATTTGCGTCTTGCGGTTAAACATGCAGACCCTATTATAGGTGTCTTTGATGCAATCGCCTCGGAGTTTTCCGAGTTCGCGCAAGTAAGGGGTGTAAATGAACTACCGACCGGTGTCAAACTATTTGAACACCTTCGGGTCGGTTGGGTACATTTCACTCCTGGTGATATATGTTGGGAATATCATTTCGACCGGTCTGACTGGTCTGAAACGTATAAACTCAACTCACCTAAGGCAGTACGTACTAACTTAAGTAACCCTGTGTCTATTTCTAATGCATTTATCAGGAGTCGTTTGACTAGCGATTTCGATGCATCCGGATACCGGGACTCCAACCTGAGTAGTGAGGCTAAGTATAACCTAGCCGGCGCTCAGTATAATCCGTGGTCTTTTGATGACTACGGTGGTGGCCCTTTTTGTGTAGGACAGTGGCATGAGGAAGTTCTTCCGCATGTCACCAACTACAGATATGGCACGGATGATATCGTTTGGTCAATTGACAAGACATATCCATCTCTGCTTAAGGGCTCTGTAGCGTTAGCTACCGAAACTCTCAAGGAAACACTAGGTATTGGTCGCTTTGATGAGATAATCAATGATTTTTCTCACGTAGGCTTCTTCCCTAGTTCTCATGGTGGTGCACTCCTGTCCGATATGTACAAATATGTACGAGGACGGGGTCCAGAAGAATGTCCTTTCGACTCCTTCTTTTATGCACCACCGGCCGCTTGGGGCTCTTCCCGGCAAGAAGCTGTTAAAAGCTTCTTTAATCAGGGCGAGTTCGACAATAACGTCGGCTTCGCGGTCAAGGATAATGACTTATATCAACGATTCGGTAAATCGAATCTTAATGGTATGGTCATCCTTGGCGAGCTACCTGAAACTGTTCAACTAGTCATCGATATATTAAGATTTGGCAAGTTTTTTGTTAACCCTCTTAAGTTAGGGCAACAATATAAAACTTTTGCTTCACTCTTTTCATCGATGTGGCTAAACTGGAACTTCGGTCTTGCGCCTACGATTGACGACGTTAAATCGCTAATCTCTAGGCTAACAGATTCGAAGCGCGGAAAAAGCCTCCCCCCTGTTGTATCACAACTTGAGTATTTACGCTCAGATATGATGGGGTTCGGACCTGATGGTGTCATGCGCGGGTATATTACCAACGCAGATGGTAGCCAATATGATAATGATTGGCTATTATATCCACCATTTGACATGGTTGAATACTTTGGGCCGTCTCAGTCAGTGACTGGGACTGCGCTCGGAGAGGGACCGTTCCGATACTATTTGCGAGACCTGCATTACATTCGTCGAAAGATCTTCATACCTGAAGATACTTGGCGAAAATATAATAAAGGTTTCTACAGTAGTTCGGCAATGGGTGCTTTTCTCGAATCTGTTGGTTTTCACCAGGATGCCCGTATCCTCTCTGAGGTTGCGGATGCTTTCTGGGAACTGATTCCTTGGTCATGGTTAATTGATTATTTCATTAACCTTGGTGACCTATTTCAGGAAGCCACGATGGACAATGCAGACATTATTAAAATGGCTCAAGTCTCATCTGTGCGTTTCTCTGGAATGGAATTAGGTGTCGTTGATAATCCAAATATAGATTTTCAAAACGATACAGCTAACGATTCGTTGATACTTTATCCTATAGCTCATTTTGGAGTGCGCGAATTTCGTCGCTCCACTGGTGTCCTTGAATTTCAAGAAAACACCGAGAGTTCGGACTTAGTCAATAGTGAGTCTCTCACTATACCCCAGCTGCTTAACGTAGCAGCTGTTTTAGCCCAGCGCTTTGGTCGCTAAACCAAAGTTCTGATCATAATAGTCAATTAGCAACATAAGGAAAAAACTTATGCTAACCAAAAATCTATCACTCACCTCCGGCGGTACTGCCGCTAGCGGATATACTTCAGCCAGTCCACAAATCTTGGGGCAAGCCCCTAATGAGATCGTGTCTGTCCTTTTACTCAGCACTGCTGCTGATAAGGTATCTGAAGATAACCCCGATCTAGTCGGCGTAGCACGCGGGCGCATGTCTCTAACCGAGCGTCGCTCTGCGACAAAAGCTGGCGTAGTGCACCATAACCTACGTAACGTAATCACGTTACCTCAAGTTAGTGTGAAACAGGGGGTCTCTGGCCTCGTTGCAAGTAATACTCTTCGTACTTGTACGGTGAATATTAGCTTGTCGTGCCCATCTAACATCAGTAATGATCCTGACTTACTTGCTTTAGTGCAAGCCCATGTAGCTAATGTAGCTATGGCTTACTCTAATGCACTTAAGAACCAAGATTCACTTGCTGATGTGTTGACAGGTCTGTAACGATGGTTGAGAATCCTGACGGCTGGTTTAACCTGCTATCAGCGTTCTACGACTTCCTTACGGTATTGGCGGAGAATATAATTTTCATCGCCATGTCCTACTTCTACTAACTTAATAGGTCATATAATGAACTACTTTCGAGACGATATAATCGTTATCATTAACTCCTTAACACTAGAATATTCTAAGATCCTTAAAACCGATCTTAGCACACTAGATCCAACATTTTTTACAACGTATGACGTTGTAGGGGTGTTAACTGTGGCTTTGCCTAAGTATGATGGTTTTTTGCTATCATACTTAGAGGGTACCCTAGATGAACAACTCTTTCTCAAGAGTTGCGATCTTAAACCCTTTGATGAACTAGCTAAGCTAGTTGTAGAAGGCAAGCCTGTTGCAATAGAAGCGTTCCGTCAACTGTCTCTGTTAGGAAAGAAGCTCAAAGCTCCCTGCCCAGCAGAGAAAGACAGTTTAATGATAGATCGTCTATATTGGACAGATAGGTCTTTACCTTGGTATATACCTGATGGACCAATCGTTAGATTGGCTCGCCAGTTGTGTGCAGACGTCCTCGGAGATATCTCTCCGCAAGCGTTCGACAGGGTGACACCAGGAAGTGGTGCCTCAGCTGATCGCGTTCCTCCTTCTGTTCGTTATAATTTTAAAAACATTATAACAACAGATAGGATCGCTGGTTGGTTTGGTACTCCTTCTCACAGTAGTGTGAAGTACATATCACGTGTGCTAACGGTTCCAAAAGATGCACGCGGTCCGCGTGTAATCTGTTGTGAGCCTGCTAGTTTGATGTCTCATCAAAAATCCGTACAGTTATATTTGCACGATCTTTTTAACTCGTCATCTATAGCCAGCGGTCACGTTAATGTACTTAATCAGAACATAAATCAAGAACTTGCACGAATCGGATCAATTGATCGATCTGTTGCGACTCTTGATATGGCTGAGGCATCGGACAGAGTGTCGATTGCCCTTGTTAAAGCCATAGTTCCTGCCGTTTGGTTTGACCTTCTAATGTCACTGCGGTCACCGCAGTATACAGTTGAAGGTTCACACAAGCGTTACAAAAAGGTTACGATGCGAAAATTCGCTCCGATGGGATCCGCTTTATGCTTTCCCATTGAAACCTTATGCTTCTGGGCGCTTTCGAGTGCCGCAGTTGCGCGTAAGCTTGGTATTTCGGTACAACGGGCTAGTAAAAAGGTGGTGGTGCACGGGGATGATACAATTGTTCCCGTAAGCTGCTACTCTGAGGTTGCAGAGACACTCGAGGCATTTGGCCTTAAGGTGAATCTGAGTAAGTCCTTCGCTAAAGGATTCTTTCGAGAATCGTGCGGCGGGGATTACTTTAAAGGACATGATGTAACACCATGTCGTATTAACAACCTCTGGGAGTCTCCTTTGGAGCGATGTGTTGAACTGATGAACCTTCGAAATATATTCTATACGAAGGGTCTCTGGTCAACAGCTGCATGTCTTGAAAGTCTAATTGGGGTCACTAATGTGACCTGTTCAATTACTAGTCCATTACCTTCTGCACGCGTCACATATGTGCCGGCATTCGAAGGAGGGAAACTTGATAGATTTTGCAGCGACACTCATACCTGGTCGACTAACATTATTGGTGAGAAGAAGGTTAAGCCTTCTGATCGTCCTAATGATGTTGGCCGCTGGTTTGAGTATTGGTTACAGCGTCACACGTATGAAAGCAGATTCCTGCCAGATACGTGGGAGGGGTCCCGCAGCGTCCGTATTATCCAAAAAGGTAGTACAGATACTGGAAGGTCGAACGTTGTTTTTCGTTCTTCCCCCTCTCGCTATAGTCGTCCATTGCATAAGGAGTACACCGACGCCTTGGTCTCTTACGAGTTACAAAGCCCAACTGCAGAACTTATCTTGTGTAGTAAGATAGAAAGGGTTAAGAGAAATCTTAGCCCTCGAATCGATGCTGCACACTATAATCGAACGCAAAAGGTTTTACGTAAGATTGAGCGTATCAGACCTCTACTTGAACAAGTCCTGGCGGAGCCTCGTTGGTAAGTTACCGAATCTTGTAAACAAGACTGGCATACAGAGTATGTGACACCTTTAATTAGCTGTCGTCGGTTGCGAATGTGTCATTGACACAAGAATGTAGGTTATCCTACAGCCATAGTCCTCGGTTCGAGGCTATGTCTGGTGGCGCCATTGGCGCTACCATCCTTACAGGGTTCGCA